TAAATCTCCTAATTTAGTATTAACTCTATTTTTAATAAAGTTTTCTAAATCATATTGAGAACAACCTTCTAAATCTCCTAACTCATAACATTTTTTAATAAAATCTAATTCAAGTTGGAGTGATAGTAAAGCAGCTTCATTAATAGCAGCTTCTAGTTCTGGGGTTTTTAATTCTGGGTTTTCATTTACTAAAGTTCTGAATAACCAACAACCAGCTTCTGAATGAAGTGATTCATCTCTAATGCTCCATTCTACAATTTGTCCTACTCCTTTAAGTTTATTTCTCATTTTAAATGATAAAAGAATAGCAAATGAACTAAATAAATTAACTCCTTCAGTAAATGCTGAAAATACTGCTAATGATTTAGCAATTTCATGGAGATCTTTTTTACCATTAAAACTATCTCTAACGGAAGTAAGAGCTTCAATTTTAGCCATTGTAGCTTCATCTTCCATAAATTCATCAAAATTTTCAAGACCAAGCGTTTCATTTAATAGTGAATAGGCTTCAGCATGAATAGTTTCAAAAGCACCAAATGTTGTAGCCATCATTATAACTTCTGGTTTTCTAAACCATTTAGTTACTAATCCAGACCAATAATCATTTACCACAGTTTCAGTTTGGGCAAATCCTTTTAAAATAGAACCAATAATGTTTTTTTCAGTTTTATTTAAATTTTGGTTCCAATCTGTTAAATCAGACATCATGGGAACTTCTGTATGTAGCCAGTGGGCTTGTTGTTGTTTTAACCAATAATCAGCTGCTTCTTGATATTCGAACGGTTTATAAACGATACGTTCTTGCAATAGGTTTTTCTTTGCCATTGTTTTTTTTAGTAAATTAAATTAAAGTCCTTGTAAAAGTGATTTATTCATTTGCAACTGATTCTTCTCAGCTAAACTAAAGTTATCACTAGGAAGATTACTTTCTGGAGTTTCTTCTTGTTTGGATAAAGTTTGGAATTCTTCATCACTAACCATTTTAAACTCACCTATAGCAATATCAATAAAAGTCCCAAAAGTAAGTCCATCCATACCGTATCTATTTTTCATAATATGGAATCTTCCAACCCCTGTTTGTTTATCTTTAGCTTTGCGACTAATAGAAGCACAAAAATCTGTGATCATCATTTTGTCATAAGAACCCGCTGCTTTATGTCCTTCAATAATATCATCTTGAGCTCCCTGTCGGTTAACTTGAGATGCAGACCAAATCGGAATATCTAGCTCGCGGGCTAATCCTTTAGTGCTTGTATAAATATCATCAATCTCATCTTTTCGTTCCCTAGTTGTTTTATTTGAACGAAGAAGGTCAACATAATCAATAACAATCATATCTGGTTTGGTTCCTAAATCAGTACATTTTTGAATATGTGATTCTACTGTCGAAACTCCCGCTTTACCTGGTGAAAATTCTTTAATAATAAGATTACCAGGTATGTTATCCATAGCTTCTGAAATTTTATCTTTATGATACATTACTTCGTTTGCTGGGGTTTTAGTGAAATAAGCATCAAAACGTCTTCCAACATAATCTTCTCCTAATTCTAAAGTATAATAAACTACATTATACCCTAATTTAACAGCATGTCCAGCTAAAGCTACTAAACTCCAAGATTTACCACCTCCTGGACCACCAAATATAAGACCAAAATCTCCATTTCCGAGACCTCCCTGGAGGATTTTATTAAATTCAACCCAAGGTGTTGGGATAGTAATACGTTGTTCTTCACGATAACGTGTTTCAATGTCTTTAAGATATTCATGTCCAATATTTTTATCATTACCTGCTTTAAGTGCATTATCAATTAAACCTCTTATAGAATCATAATCTTCTGCTTTTAATAAATCTACACTATTTAGTAAAGCTTTTTTTAATTGTTGGTTTTTACAAAATGCTGCAAATTCAGATTCAATATACTCAGCATCTGTAGCTACAATTTTATAGGCATCTCTAAGTTGTTCTCTAATAGATACTTTTAAAACATCATTAGTTACTTTCTCATATTCAGATTTTAATACCTCTTGAGTTGGTGTTGTATGGTATTCATGATAGTATTTAAGAATATTATCAATAATCCATTTATGTGCTTGATTATCAAAATAAGATGAATCTAAAATATCATAAATATTAGTTAAAAATTCTTTACGTTCTAGTAATGAATGAATAACTTTTACCTGAAACGCAGGACCATATTTATTTAATTCACTTAGAGTCATCTATAAAACTATTTAATATTCGAAACTGATTATTAATCCAAAATTCTACGTTTTTAATTAAATGGCGTAACCCATCTTCTTGATAGAATTTAAGAAAAGGAACTACATTAAGCACGGGTGGTTCTTCTTCTATTTGATCTTCTATATATTTTTTTTCTAAATTATCCATCATAGGATTATGTAAATCCATAATTTTATAATTTTTTCTTAAATTATCTTCATCAAATACTACTCGAGAATATATAACATGCTCTTTATGTTTTTCAGCTGAAAGATTAATTATATCATCTAGTGTAAGTACTCGTTCATTTAATTCTGGGAATAATTTATGTAATTTTTTAGTACCTAAACCTTTAATTCCAGGAACTTTATCTGAAGCATCTCCCATTAAAACTTTATATAAAATAAAATTTTCAGGTAATACTCCAAACTTTTCAACAATAGTATCTCTATTGTAATAATCTTTTTCAATAGGACGATATACACAAATTTTATCACTTACTAATTGAATAAAATCTTTATCACTTGATACAATAAATGCACGAGAGTTGTCATTATTATTGGTAATAGTTTGTGCTAAATGCGCGATAATATCGTCGGCCTCTACTTTGTCAAGCGCTATGGTTTTTACAGGGAGACACTTAAGATAATCAATTAATCTTACTATTTGATCTACTTTAGCATCATGTTCATCTCCAACATCTTCAAAAATTTCCCAATTAGTAATTCGAGAAACATGCCTACCTGATTTGTATTCTGAGAGAATATTTTTACGATTCATTGAAGAATTTTCCCCATCAAAAACTACATACATTGATGTAGGATCAATGGCATTTATTAGAGTCCCCAATGAGCGAAGAAATCCACCTAATCCACCTATATGAACTCCATGCTCATTTACTATATTAAGTATAGCGAAATTCCTGAAAAATAGATTTAGACCGTCGATAATCAGTATTCGGTCATGTTTAGAGGATGGTGTGTCATTAACCTCATCCATATTGTTGAGGAGCTCTAATAAATTATTATCTGCCATTTTATTCTGGTTCTTGTTCGTATGTTGAAGTAGCTTCTACAGAATCTTGTTCTTCGATGACTTTAAAATCACCACCACCTAAGATTTTACTCCATTCTTTAGTATGATCGTCTTTGTATTTTTTCAGATCCTTATCAGTATCTTCAATAAAACCATGAGGTGTCATTATAATTTTACCTCGTGTAGTAATACCATTAATATGATTTTTATCAATCTGGAGATTGGTACGTTTAGCAAATTCAACCTGTTTACCATCTTTAATTGCTTTAATTTTAGATGTTCCAGCATTAGCAATATTACCAAATGTAATTACAAATGTAGAATCAAACCACATTGCAAAACCACCTTTATTCATTAACTTGGGCTTACCCATAGGTGATTCTGGTTTAGCTGTCCAAACTTTATTAACACATACTAAAGTATTAGTAAATTTAGAAGATTCTTTACGAGATAATGTAATTAATTGATTTACACTATTACCAAATTGAGTTGACATAGCACCGGCATTCCACTCGTTATTGTTCTTGTTAGATTTAACAGACATTTCACAAGGTACAGAACCAATTGAATCCCAAAAGAAACATAAATCATAAGGTAGATTACCTTTCTTTTGCTCATCAAGTAAGTCAAGAATAAATCCTGCTACATCTTCAATTGTATGAATAGTTTCACGATCAGCATAAATAAAATTACCTTCGTAATCTATTAATTCACCAGTATCTTCATCCCAAACTTCTTTTATATCAAGACCCATTTGCATAGCATGTTCCCAATTCCATTTCATCTCAGTAACAATAAACACTGGAAGTACTCCTGATTTTTGACAAGCCACTGCAGCTTCAATAAGTGCAGTAGTCTTGCCTGTATCAGAATGACCTCTAAGTAAACAAATATGACCCATTGGAAGACCAGGTACAGATGTTACTGATTGGAAAGCTGATGATAAGGGAATCCATTGTTGTTCTTTAAACTTAATAGAACCTGTTAGTCCTTTCTTGTTTTTAAAACTCCCTAGATCAAATTTTGACTTAATCTCAGCTGATACAGCTGCGGTTAAGGATTTACTTGCTTTTCTTGCCATAATTAAAAGGGCAGATCATCAACTTTATCACTACCTTCGTCAAATAAACTATCAAATTTATCAAGTTTATTTTGCTTTACAGTCTGAGATGAAGTATTGATTGAATAGTTGGTTTTTGGTGTATCACTTTCCTTTTCGTCATCAATAATATCTCCTTCTTGAGCTACATCTTCAGGAGTTAACCATGATTCAAGTGCTTCTTTCATTTCCTCATAAGGAACTTTTTTAAATACACCTTGAGGATCAACTTGATTTTCTAACCACAATTCAATTTGATTAGCTTCTCCAGCAGGAGCACTCTTCATTGAAGGTGATGCTGTAGTACGATTGTACTTAGTTCCTGTCATTTCAGGTCCTTCAGTATTCAACTTGATATCACGACCTTGATTAATGTCAGTGTAATCACCAACTTCTTCATCCATAGCTAGTTGAAGGAAAGTCGAATATAATTCTTTACCAAACTGCCAAATTTTAACACCTTCATCTTCCATACCTCGGACAATTACAGGAGCAAAATAACGAACTTTTGGTTCAAGTTTCTTAGCCAACTTCCAGTTTTCAGGCTGATCAGTTTGACGAAGTTTTTTAGCGAATTCAACCAATGGATCTTTTTCACCAAAATTTGTAGGTGAAATCATTACTGGTTTGCCAATTCCATAGTGGAAATAAAGCTCACTAAATGGTGTTGTTTTGTTAAACTTTGACGGCATAATACGAACCGTTTGTTTACCAATTGAGGGTTTCCAAAACAATGATTTTCCATTGTTTGAATTGTTAGAGGTGGGTTTTTGCAGAGCCTCTAAACGCTGCTTGATTACGTCTAAATCCATAATATATAACTAATTTTTAATTGGGTGGGAATATACGAAATATTTCGGCGATTGCCAAGTTAAAGTTCAATGATTGTGTGAATCTTTGTCTTTAATTCTTTTAATTCGTTTTGTTGTGTCAATAGAATTGTGTTTTTGTAATGCTGCCAGTCAATTCTAAAGCGAGGGTCTACTACACCACCATTTAAACGCTTAATTAACTCATTAAGGGCATTGATAGTGTATAGAGTGTTTGAATCTTTTTTACGATGTACTAAAATTGTATTATCTGGGATAGAAGATACATTACCTTGATCTACATTATAAGTAACAACATACTCGTCATTACTTTTAACATGCAATACAAACATCTTATTATACATAATAGTATACTTAGATTGCAAGTTCTCTACTAAACTATCTAATTCGTCTAGTGTAGTAAAAGTACAAAATAACTTATTATTCAAATCTAAGGTGTTTATAGGGTTTTCGTAGTCATATTCTACCCCATAAATATTAGTAGGATTATTTAAAATTGTAGTTGAGTCCATGTTTACTTTTTATTTGTAACTTTAATTTATTAAAAACCTCTTTTATTTGTTCTAAAACTTCTATTTCACTATTATCAACATCAAATAGGAATGAATCATAAGTGTAGAGGACCAACTTAGTATTTTTTCCTTTTAATATGTTTAATATACGGTATAATATTTCAACATTCACGCTTGTTTCCATATTTTGCAAAACGTAGTTAAATAATTTTTGTGGATTCATATTTTCTAACTCATCATTAACAAATTCATAATTAGAGATAGGACATATGAGTTTTCCTTCGGCTTGATATTTTTCCCAGTTCGTACGTATATACTCAGATGTTGCTTTAAAAAACGGTAAGTCTTTATAATTATCAAAAACTCCTCCGTATAGTTGTTTAAATGTTAATTCTTTTGCTTTTGCATAATCCACATTATACATCTTAGCAAAATTCTCGTGTATATCCCCTTTACCAAAATCATAACCAACAAGCCTAGCACTAAGGGTAGGGTGATAAGCAGAAATATCAAATTCAAAAAAGACATCATTACGCGGTATAAAACTTTCCCTACACCCATTTTCTTTATTGAGAGCAGCGTAGTTAACGCCGTTAAATTTGTTTGAAGGTCTGGTTGTAAGTGTTTTAAAGTTGTATTGTGTGTAGATAAATTCGTCTTCTGTTTCGTGGAAGTGTTTTTCAAATTCATTCTTATTTATTTTTATTCCATTACGTTCTATTGCATTAAATACTAACGTAACTCGGTCATTATAAAACGGGTTTACCACGGTATTAATGCGGTGCTCTAAATCATCATATATTTGCTCACAAACTTCATAATGCTTGGTAATTGGCACGATTTGATTAATCGTTAATAAATCGGGAAATCTATTATATAAAATTGTGTGCGCCGTTGTTTGAGGAGGTATATACGGAGGAAGATGCAATGTTACATCTATAAGCTGTTTAAATATCGTATAATGTAAAAACTCTTTCTTATCTCTTACATAAATCTTATTTAAACTTTTTAACCATAAATAAACATCATCTTCAAATAATGTACTACATTCGGTGTGAGATATAGGTAAAATGTATCCTTTGTGCCCCTTAATAGGACGCACATAAAAGGAACAAATAGAATTGTTTGTTGGGTGTTGGTATGGATTATTTGGGATAATCTCTACAAACGCTTCTTTAAAACCACTATTTTTTAAAACCTCGAATTGCTTATTATTTTCTATTAACCAAAACATTAACGTAAATGTACAAAACGCAATTTACTAAACCAAGTTAAAACTTTAATAACCTCCTCTATTTATATTATTAGGAATTGATGGGGTTGAAGTTGGAGTTGGTGTAGTTATTGATGATGATGTTTGAGTAGTAATAGATAGAGCTATCGTTTTAAGATATTCTTCATGAGTTTTACCTGGCATTATAGTGCCATCTGGCATTATATGAAAATCATCAGTTGGAGGATTATATGGAGTTGGAATAGTAGATGCTCCTTCCATATTCTGGTATGTGATTGAGTATGTAAAGATGTCTTTTGTAGGTTTGACTTTAGAATACTCACATAAGTCGACTAAATAGGAAGATAAATTACTATTCTTACCTATTACTTCAATCATTCTAGTATTAGTTTTGATGATTTGTTTTTTAGTACCACTAATTCTCCAAGGTACAATAAGTGCTTGGTAATTAAAATAATCCCATTCAGGGTTTTTCTTTTTTATACTATCATAAGTATCTTGAGTTACTTCTAAATAATTTTTAGTAACAGTATTATATAAGAAATATCTTATAAAAGTACCCTTAGCATAATCTTCATCAGTTGGAATGGGTGAAAATGATTGAGGAATTTTATAAACTAATTCTTTATTTACTTTAAATAATTTAAAATATTCTTCTGTGATGTTTTTATTGGGGTATCCTCTACCTCCTAAAGTTAATACAGGTTGGTTATTAAGAAATGATGAAGGTGAAGTATCAGCTAATGGAATTAATTCTTGAGAAACATTACTATAAGGTGTAGCACCTGAAAAAAACTTACCTGAAGATAATTTATGGTAAAAGCCCTGATAAGGAACATTTGTTTCAAGGATAACAAATTCACCTGAATTTGCATAAAGGTCTCCTTGAAATCTATGTTCTGGTATATATGGCATAATTTAATTAAATTTTTCCTCTTTGTGATTTAGGTATAAATGAATTGGCTTTTTCAGTTTCTTTTTTACTTTGGAAATCTTGCTCTCGTTTTTGGATAAAAGCATTATATTCCTTTTGAATATCTTTAAATGGAATTTCTGTCTTTTGGAAGTTTGCTAATCCTTCTACAATATCAAATGATTCTGATTGGGTTCTTTGTTGGCCTGCAAATGATGAAGGATTTACAGCTCTACCATATGTAATATGAAAATGATCTCCTGTACCATTTTCAGTTCGTCGTACATACTCATTTATATAATTAAATTTATCATCACCCCTTACATACTCATTTAATTTTTTAATTGTTGAACCTTGTTTAGATGTAGTAAAATCAAGAGCAAAGCCAAGAGTATGAAGACTATTTTTAGGTTTTTCAACTAAGGTAGGATCACTTTTAGTTTTATGATATAAATCATTCTATTACAGATGCAGGTTGGACTACTTCACTTTCATCTCAAACTTATACCCAATTTGAAGCTACGGGTAATGCAAATGCATATCCCACTGAAGCAGTTACTACACGAGGAGAAGCTGATGAAATTTCCCCTGACACACTTCCTAATTTTGCTGGAGATACACCAAATGCAGATTTCTTAAGAAAAATAATGGAAGGCTTAGGTATAGTTGAAAAATTACAAGGAAATAATGGTTTAGGAGTAATTCAAGCTGGAGAGCAAATATCCAACGGTGGCGATATAAATAAAGAGTTAGCATTTGCTTCAGTAGATCTTTTTAGATCTCTTGTAAAAAAGGGTGTGAATGATATAGTAGTAACAGCAGGTAATGATTTATATCATAA